GCTCAAATACCAGATCGAGATCGGCACGCTGGTGCGGAAGGATGATCTGGACAAGGCGGTGTTCAAGTTTCATCGCACCCTGCGGGACCGGATCTTGAACGTACCCGACCGCCTCGCGGCCGTTCTCGCCGGCGAGACCGACCAGGCCAATGTGCATGCTGTTCTGGCCCGCGAGCTGCGCCAGGCGCTCAGCGAACTGGCGGACGAGGCCGAGCGCGCGGAGGCCAACGCTCCGGCGGTCGAGGAAGGGGGCGGCGATGAGTAGCCTCTCTGCTCTTGCTGTGGCGCTTCGGCCCGACCCGGATTTCACGGTGTCGGAATGGGCTGACCGGCACCGCATGTTGAGCGGCAAGGCGAGTTCCGAGCCTGGGCCGTGGCGCACGGACCGCACGCCGTACCTGCGCGAGATCATGGACGTTCTGAGCCCTGGCAGTCCGGTGCAACGGGTAGCGTTCATGAAGGGGGCGCAGGTGGGCGGCTCCGAGGCGGGGAACAACTGGATCGGCTACATCATCCACCATTCGCCCGGGCCGTCCATGTTGGTGCAGCCGACCGTCGATACTGCCAAACGCTTTAGTAAGATGCGCCTGGCGCCGATGATCGAAGAAAGCCCCGCATTGCGCGAGCGCGTGGCGGACAGCCGGAGCAGGGACAGCGGCAACACGCAAATGGCCAAGGAGTTCCCCGGCGGAATTTTGATGATCGTGGGAGCGAACAGTGCGGTGGGGCTGCGGTCCATGCCGATCCGCTACCTGTTCCTCGATGAGGTGGATGGTTACCCCCATGACGTGGACGGCGAAGGCGACCCGATCCAACTCGCCGAGAAGCGCACCACCACCTTCAGTCGGCGCAAAATCTTCATGGTCTCCACGCCCACGGTGAAGGACATCAGCCGCATTGAGCGCGAGTATCTGGCGAGTGACCAGCGCCGTTTCTTTGTCCCGTGCCCGCATTGCAACCACATGCAATGGCTCCAGTGGAAGAATATCCGCTGGGAGAATGATGATCCCATAACGGCCCGCTACGTGTGCGCCGAGGACGGGGGCTGCGGCGCATTTATCGAGGAGCGACACAAGACCTGGATGCTGGAGCGTGGGGAGTGGCGTGCCACGGCGCATTCGGACGGTTTGGTGGCGGGCTTCCATCTGTCGAGCCTCTACAGCCCGCTGGGCTGGAAATCCTGGACTGAGATCGTGCGGGAGTTCCTGGAAGCCAAGGGCGATGCGCCAAGCCTCAAGACCTGGGTGAATACGGTTCTGGGCGAGGCCTGGGAGGAGGAATATGCCGCCAAGGTTGGTGCTGAAGGCCTGCAAGCCCGGGTGGAGTTCTACGACCCGGTGTTGGTGCCAGTTCGTATCCTATTCCTCAGCGCCGGTGTGGACGTTCAGGATAACCGATTGGCGGTGGTCATCGTCGGCTGGGGTGACGGTGAGGAGAGCTGGCGCGTCCACCATCAGGAAATCCCGGGTGACACGGCGCAGTATCAGGTCTGGGATGATCTGCGCGTTATGCTGGAGCAGGAGTTCCGGCGCGAAGATGGCGTCACGCTGAAGATCGGCGCGGTGTGCATAGACAGCGGCTTTAATACCCATGTGGTCTACCAGTTCGCCAGGGAACACCGGGCGAAGCACTGGATGGCGACGAAGGGGCAGTCGCAGCCGGGCAAGCCAGCCATCGGCAAGGCCAGCAAGGTCGATTTGAATTATCGCGGCCAGATCTACAAGGGCGGCGCCGAGGTCTATCCGGTGGGCACGGATACGATCAAAACCGTCCTCTATTCCAGGCTGAAGTTCAACGAGCCCGGCCCCGGCTACTGGCATTTCCATGCGGAGCTGACGACCGACTACTTCAATCAGCTCACTGCCGAGAAGCAGGTCACCAAGTATGTGCGCGGCTTCCCGCACCGCGAATGGGTGAAAAAGCCGGGGGCGCGCAACGAGGCGCTAGACTGCGAGGTCTACGCCTATGCAGCGCTGCAATGGATGTATTCGCGTTACAATAGGGCGAACTTCTGGACGATTATGGCCAAGAAGCTTGGCATAGCCACGGATAACCAGAAACAAGAGAAGAAATCGGAAAACGATAGAGCGTTACAGCAAAAAAGCCGTGCGCCTAGAATCGCACCACGGCGCCCGAATTGGGTCAACAAGTGGTGAGGTGTATTCGTGAACATTCCGGGCGTTGCGGCGGCAGGCGACACCATCACATGGACCGACGATGCAGTTTTCGATTCCCAGGGCAATTTCTATGAGCCTGGAAGCGTAACACTCGGCTATTCGCTGCGCGGTCCCGGCGCTCTCGACGTTACAGCAGAGGCGGCGGGCGGCCAGTGGTCTACCACGATCACGGCCGCACAGAGTAGCGTGCTGGGGGCTGGTAGGTATTATTGGACCGCCTACGTCAAGGATGCCGATGAGAACCGATACACGGTTGGATCTGGCCAGATTACCATCCAGGTCGATCTGGTGGCGCAGGCGGCGGGCTATGATGGGCGCAGCCGGGCGAAACAGATAATTGACGCCATCGAGGCGGAGATTCTCTCACGCACGACTAACGGAGCGACCCTGGAATACACCATAGCAGGACGCTCGCTGCGCAAGGAAACCCTGCAATCCCTCCAAGCGCTCCGGGCCGAATGGGTAGCGATCTACGCCAGAGAGGTGAGAGCGCAGCGCATCGCGCAAGGCCTTGGTGACCCCACGGCCAGATTTGTACAGTTCCGGCCGAGCGGAAATTTCAGCGGGGGGAAATGGTAATGGGATTTTTCACCCGCCTTTTCGGCGCTGCGCCTGCGCCGCGCCGCGCCCCGCGTGCGGCCCCGCACTTTGGCCAGCGCGCCTACGGCGCCGCGGTGATGGACCGCCTCACGTCTGACTGGGTAGCCCAGAGTACCAGCCAGGATGCGGAGGTTTATTCGTCGCTGCGCGCCCTACGAAACCGCTCCCGGCAGCTGATCCGCGACAATGATTACGCGCGCAATGCCAAGCGCGTCGTGCAGAGCAACGTGGTCGGCCCGCGCGGCATCAAGATGCAGGCCAAGCTGAAGATGCAGCGTGGCTCTGAACCAGCAGATCGAGGCGGCGTGGCGCAAGTGGTGCCGGCCGCAAAGTTGCGACGTGGCTGGTAAGCTCAGCTTTGCCGCCATCGAGCGCATGTCCATGGGTGGCGTGTTCGAGAGCGGTGAGATTTTGGTGCGCATGGTGCGTCAGCCGTTCGGTGGGTCAAAGATCCCGTTCGCGCTGGAGGTTATTGAGGCGGATCAGCTAATCGAGACGCGGAACGGAGACTATGGCGGCAACATCATCCGCATGGGGGTCGAGCTCGACAAGTGGAAGCGGCCGGTGGCCTATTGGCTATGGCCTTGGCACCCGGGCGATATCAATTTCCAGGGTAATAATGGCCAGATCGAACGCGTGCTGGCGGACGAGATCATCCATCTCTACGTGCCTGAGCGGCCGTCCCATACCAGGGGTATCCCTTGGATGCACACGGCCATGAAGCGGCTGCATCACCTTGATGGGTTTGAAGAGAGTGAGGTGGTTGCGGCCCGGGCAACCAGCGCGCTCATGGGGTTCATTGAGACGGGGCAGCCCACAGATCCGCTGGACGAGCTCGACACGGTAGTAGCGGGGCAGCCAATCGACGAATTTTCGCCGGGCATGATCAAGAAGCTGGCGCCGGGTGAGAAATTCGATGGCTGGTCTCCTCAGCGTGCTCAAGGCTCCTTTGAGCCGTTTATGCGTTCGATGCTGCGCGGCGTATGCGCTGGGTTGGGCATCTCTTACGCCAGCCTCTCCAAGGATAGTTCACAGAGCAATTACAGCTCATCCCGTCTTGACCTGCTGGAGGAGCGTGACATGTGGCGCGTGCTGCAGGCATGGATGGTTGAACATTTCCACCAACGGGTATTCGAAGAATGGCTCTACATGGCCACTCTCTCCGGACAAATTCTGATTCCCGGTTTTGAAATAGCCCCGGAAGATGTGCTCGATCAGATCAAATGGCGGCCGCGCGGCTGGTCCTGGGTTGACCCTGAGAAGGATGTGAACGCCGAGGTCAGGTCTGTTCGTGCCGGCTTCAAGACATTGCAGGACGTAATCGAAGAGCGTGGGGGCGACTACGAAGAAACCATGCAGCATACCAAGGTGCAGCGCCAGCGGGCCAAGGATGACAAGCTGGTCTTTGATACCGATCCGAGTCAGGTGGACGATAAGGGGGCGGCGCAGAAAGCGTTCCCGACCGATGCCGGAGACCCGACTATGGCGGCGCCCACGGCGGCCGCTGGACCGGACGTGACGACGAAACCGCAGCAGATTGGGAAGCCGCCCGATAAGGGTGCATAAAAATACGAAATTATCAGCAATCATCGGCAAGTTTCGCGTGTCGCGGCGTGGATGATCAATCTGTAAGTTGCTTATGCACCATAGGGTATCGGTATGAAGCTGAAAACCATTTTCCGGGCGGCAAGTATTGATCCGTCCGATATTGACGAGGCGGCGCGCACGGTTCGAATGTCGTTTTCGAGCGAGGCGCCGGTAGATCAATATTTCGGGCGTGAAATTCTATCGCATGATCCTGGCGCGGCGGATCTGTCCCGGCTGAAGGCCGGCGCGCCGCTTTTGTGGAATCATGATAAGAACGATGTACGCGGCGTTGTAGAAGACGCGCAGATCGGAAGCGATAAGCGCGGCTATGCGACGGTTCGCTTTTCCAAAAATCCGAAGGGCGAAGAGGCCTTTCAGGATGTGAAGGATAAGATTATTCGCGGCGTGAGCGTCGGCTACCGGGTTAAGGATGCGAAACAGACCGGCGGCACACGTGCCAATCCTGAGTTAACGATCACAAAATGGCAGCCAAATGAAATTTCCCTGGCGCCGGTACCTGCCGACACGTCCGTAGGCGTGGGCCGCGCAAGCGGCGATGAGTTCGACGTGAATGTCGAATTTCTCCCTGAGACCACTGTAACCCGCGAGGAACCTGAGCCCATGACGACGCAAACTGCCGCAGCGCCGGCCGCCACCATCGATGCCGCCCGCACCGAGGCGGCGCAGTCTGAGCGTGCCCGCATCTCCACCATCACGGCCCTGGGCGACAAGTTCGGGAAAGCTGACCTGGCGCGCAAACTGGTCGGGGAAGGCACCCCCTTGGAGGCTGCCCGCGAGCAGTTCCTGGAGGCCATCGGCGCCCATCAGGTGCCGGTGGCGGGTGTTGCCGCATCCGCGGGGTTTGTCGATGCCAGTGCTCGCGAGTTCAAGAGCTATTCCATCGTCCGCGCTGTGATGGCTTCCCTTACCGGGGACTGGTCGAAGGCCGGGTTCGAACGGGAATGCTCGAACGCGGTGGCGAAACGCGCGGACAAGGAGACCAACGGCTTCTTTCTGCCGGTGAACCTGCCGTTCAGCGTCGAGGGCGTCCGCAGCTTGCCGCCGGACCTCGCTCGCGCCATGGAAGCGGAGCGCGCCACTTCGGCCACGGCCTATGGCGCGACCATTAATGCTTCCAACGCCAGCAACCTGGTGGCCACCAACCTGTTGGCTGGCAGCTTCATCGAGATGCTGCGCGCTAAGGCGCGGGTGATGAGCCTGGGGCCGACCATGCTATCCGGCCTGGTTGGAAATGTGGCCATCCCGCGCCAGGACGCCGCCGCGCAGGTGTATTGGGTGAGCCCGGAAGGCACTGACCTGACGGAAAGCGAGGGCAACTTCGACATGGTGACGCTGTCCCCGCATACGCTTGGCGCGCGTTCCCAATACACGCGCCAGCTGCTCATGCAATCCACGCCGGATATCGAGATGCTGGTCCGCAATGATTTGGCAAAGGTGATGGCGCTGGGAATGGACGCGGCTGTCATTGCTGGTACCGGTGCCAATGGCCAGCCGACCGGCATTCTTAATACCGCTGGCATTGGCTCCGTGGCGATGGGTGCGAATGGTGGTCCCATTACCATCGACGCGCTGATTGATTTGGAGACATCGCTGGCGACGGCGAATGTCGATGAGACGAATCTTGCATACTTGACCAACTCCAAGCAGATCGGCGCTCTGAAGAAGCTAAAGGACACCACGGGGCGGTATCTTTGGACCCAGTATCCCGGTGTTTTCGGGCAGCGCACCCCGACGCCGGGCGAGATCAACGGCTATCCGGTGGCGCGCTGCAACAACGTACCGGGAGGCCTCACAAAAGGCACGGGCACTAACCTCTCGGCGGCCATCTTCGGTAACTGGTCCGATCTGATCATCGGCGAATGGGGCGTGCTGGAGATCCTGCCGAACCCCTACGGCGCCGGGTTCAACTCCGGTAGCATCGATATCCGCGCGCTCCAGAGTGTCGACGTGAAGCTGCGCCACGCGGCGAGCTTCGCCGTCATCACCGACGCCCAGTAAGGGCGTTTCCCGGCGGCTGGAGGACCAGCCGCCGCCTACCATCATCAGGAGCAGAGATATGGCCGTTTTCGCAAAAATCCGGAAAGACTTCACCGTGGCCCTGGGCGCCGTGCTGCATGAGGCGGGAACCATCGTCGCCGTCACCGAGGCCGAGTTCGCGAGCATTGTGCACAAGGTCGAGGAACTGACGGAGGATGTTGCCGTCGACCTGCATCTGAGCCAGGGGCATGCGTTGGCCGTTTCTCCGGCCCTTGGCGCTGCCAAATATCCCATGGCGCCGTCCCCTGCTTCCGAGACGGGCAATGCTGGCGGTGCTGCTCCCGCTGCCGCTGCGCCCGTGGTCCCCGCTGCTGACGCTCCCCCGGCGGCGGGGGCCGCCCAAGAAAGTGCTCCCGTGCAGGTGGATGCGGCCCCGATCGCCGCTGTGGTGGGGGGCGCATGAAGAAGCCGGTTTCAAAACCACTGGCGATGGCACCTCGCGCGGCGCAGACGTACCCATTCAAGGTGCGCAGCGGCTTCATGCTCAAGCTTGGCACCGGATTTCACCGGGCTGGCGAGATCGTTGATCTCAACGAGCAGCAGGCGGAGCAGCGCAGGCACATGATCGAGCCTGCGCCAGATCAGGCCGCGTCATGAGTGTCTTCGAGGTTCCGAACAGCGTGTTCCTGGCCGATTGCGGCGTGCAGGTGGCTTCGGAATACTGGAACGACACCATCGGCATCCTCGATATGCCGACCGAGGAAGTGCTCGGGAACATGGTGCTGTCGGTGGACTACAAGCTGACGTTTGAAACCACTTCCATGCCTAAGCTGGACAGTGGAATGAACCTTCAGGTGGATGGCCGATCCTATGTTGTGCGGAGCGTTCGCATGGTTGGCGACGGTGCCTTCTCTGAAGCAATTTTGAGCAAGCTCATTCTATCGGGACCTGGCTGATGGCCAGCATCCGCGAGCAGATCATGCAAAAGATCGTCTCGGTGCTGAACGCTGGGAACATCGGCGCGGCCGTCTACCGCAGCCGCACAGATCCGGTAAGCCGGGAGCAGAGTCCGGCGGTGATCGTGCAACCGGTGGCGGATAGCGCCAGGCAGGACTCGGTGCCGTATCTCGACTGGTCTCTCACCGTGCATGTCACGCTGTATGTGCGCGGCGCGGGGCCGGATGTGCAGGCCGACCCCATCCTGACGGCGATCAATGCCGCGTTGCTGGCTGACCTGACGCTGGGCGGATTGGCCATGACAATTCTGCCGCAGAACGTGCATTTCGAGTTCACCGACGCGGACTCGCAGGTATGCGTGGCGACCTCCGAATACCTGATCACCTACCGGACCAACGAGCAGGATTTGACCCAATGAATGACGAATTCGCCGGCCAGGGCGGCACTTATATCCTCGATCCCGAGACCGGAAAGCGCACGCTGGTGCGGCAGACCGCACCGCGCGGCAGCGAGGCAAAGCCTCTCCAGG